TACGAGTGATTCACAGAGACAAGAAACCCGTAGAGATTAAATTTCCCTACGGGTTCTTGGAACACAGAACGCTGAAAACACACAGCGAGAAAATAAAAGCAGAATAGCGACGAATGTCAATCTTCTTTTTTCAATAGAGTCAAAAGCTCGTCCAGCGTAGCAACACTGCCGACGATCTTCATAACTTCGTTCGGCTCTACGCACTGGCGCAGGTCACCAAAAAAACGCTCACGCTCATCTCGGATGAACTGGATGATAGCTTTGAACTCATCACGGTCGGATAGAGCTTCGATAGCTTGGACAATAGTTGGCTTGGGTAGTGGTGTCATTTACGTTTTGCTTTCTTTTTTGGAGTGCGAACCATCTTGATTTCAATTTCAACGTAACCTTTGCCTTTTTTGCCGTATTCTTTTCCTTCGTGACCACAACTGTTTGATTTACCTTTTTTCATATTATTTACGTTTAGATTTATTAGCTTCACTTAAAGCGATGGCGATTGCTTGCTGGCGACTCTTTACTACTGGAGCTTTCTTTGGACCTTTAGGGTCTTTGCCAGAGTGCAACGTGCCAGATTTATATTCGCGCATCACCTTGGATATCTTGTTTGACTTAGATTTTTTCATGATTATTTCATTGACTTGCTTCCCTTGCAACGCCATTTGCGGCGACTTAAATTGTTGGGCGTATTAGGATCATTTTGTTTGGCTTCTGGCAAGCCTTTTTTAATCCCGTAGCTTCTAGCGCAATAACTTGAGCCTTTTGCCGTGCCTGGGCGAATACGATCACCACCGTCAGCAGCTTTGCCAGCTTGACCATACTTGATCGTTTTCTTCCGCCCAGTTGAGGGATTGGTGACTACTTTCGTGAAACGCTTTTCCATCACTTCATCTTTCGGTTGATTTTCCGCTCCTGCTTCAGCATCTCTTTTGTTGGCTTTTTGCCAGAGCCTTTAGCATCGCGGATGTTATCCCACATTCCTCGCTGAGAGCAAGAACCGTCTGCGCGTTTGATTAGTTTCTTCATTGCTCCATTCCTTGAGTTGTCATTCCACCCATCTCAGCGGGTGCTGTTCCGATACGTCCAATCTCAGCGTTCTGAGCCTGTTGTAGCTGGAATTGGTACTGACTGGCATATTTCTGCAAGCGAGCAGCAAAAGCCTCGTCCTGCTGCGCTCTAGCGGCAACATCGGGCTGCTGAACGTATGCCTGAACCATCTGCATGGCAATCTGCGCTCCGTTTGGTTGTGCAGGAACTTCGATGCCAGAGAAGATCTTGGAAAGGTCATCTGTGACGTTCTTCGCAATCTTCTGTTGTGCTTCCTCCACTGGTTGCAGAACGTAGTCAGCAAAGATTGGATTGATAGAAGATGCAGCGAACTCTAGTAGTTTGTTTACATCGAGGATGCCATTGCGATCCAGTTGGACAAGAGATACCATGTTTTTCAACTGAGTCTCTGCTGTTTCTGGATCACTTGCCAAAGAGTCAAACGATACCATGATTGAATAGTTCTCATCGGGACTACCCTTGGTCATCACTTGTGGATTGGGATTCCCTGTAACTTGGAAGAAGATTTCATCAGGACCCATGCGTTGATACAGCTTCCATGCCATTGTGAGAACGTCTTTAACGTGGTCAAGGAACTTACCAATATAATACTGCTGACGTGCAGTGGATAGCGGATTTGTGAGATCCAGTCCGATAGCACGGTCGGCTTGTCCACGCATGGAAAGCTCGCTTTCTACAGAGCCGTCATCTCGCGGAGGAATTGGACCAAATGCGATTTCACCTAGTCGGCGATATGGCACTCTGCGTCCAGGACCCCAATCCGATGGTGGGCGACCAGCAGGGTGCATAATCGGAGGCAATGTTGCCAAAGACGCACGGTCGATACGACTATCACGCTCGGTCTTGATTTGCATCTGAGGACCACGGAGAATATCTGAGAATGTCTGCACCTCATACATCCGCTTCTGGTCGTTAGCTAACCGAGTTACCACAAATGGGTAGTCATCGTAGCCGTTGAGAAGTTCATGCTTGGCATAGCCGTCTGTTTGCGGATGGAACACAGTGCAGTAAATGCCCTCAGAACCATCATCCTCGTCGATTAGACGCTGATATGCATAGACCACCATGACAAGATCGTTGTCGTCGGTGATTGGCAAACGAGTCTGAGTCTTTACTTTCTCGCCATCGAGATACATGGAGTCTTTACCACGAAGGGTTTCGATAGCGTTATCTACCCATTTACGATCCCATCCTTCGTTCGTCACCTTTTTCTCAAGCTCTTGAGCAGTGAGGAATGTTCGCCAGAACATGTATGGTGCGCGTTGTGGATCTGAGATGTAAGATGGAAACATTACCTCGCCATCAGGAGCGCAAGCATAGACTACGGGGCAGTCAACAGTTTGGCGGGAGAGTGGGATTTCGGCAACACCCATCTTGCGTAGGTCTTTGATTGCTTTCTTCGCTCGCTTAGCAGAAAGATCAGGAAATGAGTCTTGAAGCAACTCAATCAACATTTCATCGTCTTGCTCACTTAGAATCAACTCAACAAGATCAGGCGATGCTTGCTGGATTTGCTCAAGGCTAACGCTTTGTAAGTAAGTGCGTTTCTCACGGTTCCAACCAACGTAGGTAACCATGATGCCCTTCTCCATGAGATAGTTCCCACCAAGCTCCATCTGACGCTTGAAGTCGGGAATGTAGGATGCTCGCATCCATTTTAGGAAGCCAGAAACTACCGCTGCTTTTGGCATTGCTGCCATAGAAGTTGGGAACGCCTTGATGTGAGAGCGAGACAACGCTTGGTCAAACAACGCAACATACATGTCAATACGCTCACCGACTACGTTTACCTCTTGGTCGGATGCGCCTTGCCACGGAAAAGCATTAGCTCCGTTCTTGCGTAGGTCATCCGACTTGCCGTCCCAGATGTTTCTACGGTCGTTGTAAGAACGTAGGCAGGATTCAAAGTAGTAATCCAGATCAACCAAGCAAGTGTCGTAAGCATTGGATAACGCACCAATATCAGGCTTCTTGTCTAAATAAACAAGGGACTCGTCTTCAATTTGTTGAATGTCATTCATGCTGTATATTGGTAGTAATCCTCAGGCTCGGAATTGACGAGAATAACATTAACTTGCTTTCCTAGCAAGCCTTTTGATATTTGAGCGGGACATTTTACGTTGACGCTGAATCCGTCAATCCGCGCTTTTAGCCATGTCGGGTTATTGCAGATGCCTACAATCAACGCTTTTAATGGCAATTCTTGTATGTCTTGCACAATTTCTTCAACAACCTTAGCTGGTCGTCCTCGTTTCTTTGCTTCTTTTTTTGTATTCATATTAGTAACCTCCACCTCCTTGGATTGTGGCTAAACTGACGGAACCGTCAACATGGTCAATATTTGATATTGCGGCGTATCTAAGCACATCAATAGGATCTTTGTGAGCTTCCTTTAATCCGCCATCTCCCGTGTATTCTGACAATGCTTGGATAATGTTCTCGCAATCGGAACTGATGTAGAAATGTGGACGGTTGATTGCATCCAGCGGCTTGGATGTGTCCCATGCCATTTTACCGATCAATGCTTGTAATCCGTCATCAATATCAAGACCTGGGGCGGGAATGCAAACCATGCCGGCATCGTTCAAATCTTCAATAATCGAGGATGATCCATCTTGCACCTGATACTTTGCAGCACCAAGTCGTGGGTCGATCAATCGCTCAAAGATTTCCTCTTCGCCTTCTAGTTCTTCGATAAGCTCAACATAGTCGCGGATGCCATAACCTTGTCCTTTCGCTCCCTCTCCAGGCATCCACTTGCCACCACGCCACTCAGCCCAGTCGCCAACATCGACTCCAGGCCATTCACGATAAACCCACATTGTGCCAGTCTCATCTACTGCAATCCAGCACATGAACCAGTTTTTAGAGCCAGCAGGGTCAATAACGTGATACTTGGTGATGTTGTTTCTTGGAATCTTGTCAGGCTCCACCACGTTCACGATCTTGTTGAATTTCGGGAACTTGGTAGCGTGTGACTTCATCGGCACACCGTAGGCACGGATAAGAATTTCCTCTCGGCTTCTGCCTTGTAGAGCTTCTTTAATGCGATTGTAACCACCAAAAGCGTTGTCCTGCGAGTGGAAATAATGCACAGAGGCATTAAGCTTTTTAGATCTCTGGATGTAGGGAACTAGTTCGCCATTTAATAGTTCAGCAGGACGACTTTCAATGGTAGTTGCACCATCAAGATACTCCTTAATAACCTCAGTCCATCCACTAATAGGAGTGAACGTCACCAGCATTTTAGCGTTTCGAGTAGCAAGTCGTCCAAGTCGTAGAGTGGTGATAAGCTCAGGACCAATTAGATACTCGTCAAGCCATACTCCGATATTGTGCCAGACTGGATTCTTCGATCCAAGCTCTGCACCTTCCAGAATCGTAGGATTGTTCTGATATTGCGAATAGGTCTTAAAGATAATCTGTGATCCGTTCGGTAGGATTAGCGACGAATCAGTGAATCCAGTTTTCTTCTTATAGGAGATATAGGTATTTGCGCTAGTAAACTTCGTTTTTAGATGTTCTGGAAGCCAAGCCCAAACCGCACTTTGTTGCTGGCGGATAGACACCTCGGCAGTTTGAGCAAAGCAGAATATCTCAGAGTTAGGATTTTCTACGGCTGCACGGACAACGGAGAACGCACCCCATTGAGTTTTTCCGCTGCGATTTCCTCCTAATGCTAGAATTTCATTTACTTCTTTAAGTTGTTCCTCGGCTTTTACCCAGTGAGGCAAGCGGAACCCATACTGATACGGGTCTTTCTCCGCATTCTCAATAGCTTCGTGGTAAATGCGATGGATAGATAGCACCTCTTCTGGTGTCATCTGAATCAGCTCCTCATCCGTGGGAGGCTTTAGAATCTGATGCTGTCTCCAAATCATACTATTTCCGCTTCAACTACTTTACCTTTAGCAATACGGCTTTTTGCTTCGTTGATGAGATTTGCTGCATCGTCTAAACTTGCGCCTTTGCGATGCTGAACATCGGTCGTTGCCATGCCAGTAAGCTGTGCCGCCTTGTCTGTGAGAATGCCAACGGTGATTGCTAGCTTCTCAGGGGAGATTTTAGCAAGGCTATCAGGATCGTCAAAGAGTTGTGTAGCTCGTTCAAACAACAAGTCGGTATATTCCTGAGCTGCAATAGCGTAACGCATTGAGAACTCTTTGCGCTTTGTCTCTAGGGTGTCGTTATGCCGCCATTCCAGTTGGCGAATAGTCTCCCTGCCAACTCCAGTTTTCTTGGATATTTCAGTAATCTTGGCTCCTTGAGATAAGAGAAACAATGCTAATGCAGCCTTGTGCGGCGCGTAATGTTCTATGTTGTTCCGTGGCAGCAATTTAGCACGTTCTCTTACCTCAAGAAACCACTCGCTCTTGTCGGGACGATCATCGTAGTAATTGTCTTTTAGTTTCTGGAGTTGTTCTTCGCTCATAAGTTTGCGCCTTGCTGAAAGAAGTAAACTTTAGTTTTATTCTGAATACAAGTTTTGTTTTTCGTCAAATTGTTTCGCCATGTTAATCAATTCAGCAGAAAACTCTGGATCACTGGATGCTTGGTGAGCTAGTGCTGTCGCCCCAGTCCTACTCAAGAACATCTGCTTTGCCATTTGGTTATATGCGTCATTAGCCTTGCCAGGAATAGCGTTTCGTGCAAGTGCGGTTTTAAGGCTGTTACTATTGATTCCAGAAGAAAGCATCGCGGTTATGAATCTATTTTTAGTGGATTCAACCATCTTTTGAATTGGCAGGATTACAGTTGCTCCTTGTGGGCTTCCAATCATCCTAAAAGTAGATCCTGTTTTTGCAACATCAGCAATAGCATTTGCTTCAGCTGTAGCAGCCAAATCATAAAGGAAGTCAGCTTCTTCTTTACCAAGAACAGTTTGAAGTTTTTTAGCGAATGTAGTTACGTTGCCACTAGAAGGTCGATAATCATTCATGAATCTCTTTGTGTCAAAAATTGCCCTAAAAGGAACATTTGCATTTGGATCTCCACCTGAATAAGCATCAAGAAGCTCTCGCCTAAAATCCCCTTTGTAAAGATTTCTTGACTCTAGCGATGACTTGCTTAGTTGATACATCGCATATTTAGTGTCTTTGATAGTGCTTGATGGAGACAATATTGATTTTGAAAGAGCATCTGCATCAATGTTTTTGAAGTCTCCTTTTTGTGCAAGACTGAATATGGTTGACCGTGTTAGTGCATCTTCTTCTTTTTCTGCTTGAATTCTCTTCGCGATTGTTTTTGCTAGAGCTTTTCTCTCAACTTCAGAAAGAGGTTGCCCCATTTTTTGCAAATCATCCATTGTAAGCTTGCTTGAACCAAGATCACCAATGTTTTTGAGGTTGTTATTCAAATCAGAAATTGCTCTTAATTGTGCATCTGCTTGTCCTCCAAAAAGAGTTTTTATTATATTTTCGTCTGCCTTGACACTTCTTGCTCCTTTTCCACGCAGACTTGGCTTAATGCCAATTTTATTCATGTATTCCAACTGGAGTAATCCAAGAATTTTATTAGCTTGCCCAGCTTTAGTTGGGTCAGAAACTTCAAGCTCACGCAAAGATTGAACAACCTTCCCTATTGTTTCTGGCTCACGCATTACTGCGGTTACAATAGCTCTTGGATTTGTACTTTGCTCGCCTCCAGCCTCCTTCAATATACCACCAAGAAGATTGTTATTGTATTTTTGACGAGTTTCAACCTCATCTGCATATTTACTAAAAAGTTCCCCAACATTTACATCTTGTCCATTAGGAAGTTTTGTATCAATGGAGTTAAAAACATTTCTGCGATAATTGGACAAGCCTGATGCAATTTTATTAGCGAATACGTCTCGACTTTTTCCACTAGATGCATTATCGGATCGAGCTTCTCTAAATCCTTTTACGAACTCATCAAAATCTTCAGACCTTAATGGTCTTGATAATAATGTAAGATCATCAATTTCTTTAACTAAATCTTGAGGCAAACGTAAATTGCTCTGCATAAAAATGTCTGCTCTGGCCTGTGCAGCTTTAAGAAGCTCAGGGGCATCTCTGCGCATAACTAAACGTCTGATTATGCTGTCGGCAGCTGATTTATTGGCGGCTCCAGATGGGTCAGCCTGCCTACTTATTGCGTAAACTTGATCCAGCATTTCTTCTGGAGTTACACTGAATCCAGCATTATCAGCTAAATCAAAAATCTGTTTACGCGCTTTTTTTACATTTTCTACTGCTTGCGTTCTAGCGTCTTTAATAGAACTAAATAATATTTTGCCAAGTTCATCTGTATCACTTAACGCACCTCTTGTCTGGCGATCTAGCGATCCCTCAATAAGTCTGGCATTTCGTCCAGTTGCTGACGCAACCTGTTGAGCCAAAGCTTTTTTTTGCTCTTCTTTCTGCAATGCAATATCTGCATAGTTGTTTGGATTTGCTGGAATGTTTGCTTTCCAATCATCTGATAGTCGCAATAATGTTTCTTGAGTTTTGCGGGCAGACGATGCGATATTAGATTTCGGGTATCTTCCAGCAAGTTCAGATTGAACCTCTAACCCTACTGGTCCAGCTAGTTTGCCACCAAGTGGGATATTCACTTCACCAGCTACTCGACCTTGTTTAGCTGCCAATCTTTGCTCTCTAACCATCAAGCTTTCTGCTGATCTCTCAAGGTTTTTAGCAAACTCATTAACAAACTCATCACCTATTCTTGATGCTCTAAATGCTGGAATAGCAACATCGGTAACACCACCAATGCTAGCACCAATTACAGCTTGAGTTCCACGTCTTGCGATTGTTCCGCCAATATCAGGTTTAAGACCATAAGCGTATCTTAATCCTTCATCCATAAGCGCACCTGTTCCTGCTCCAGCGGCGGAAGATACTCCAACTGCTGCTACTGGGCTTTTCGTTGCCCCAAGCGTCCCTAGAAACGTTCCAATCTCTACCGCTGTAGAGGGGATTTCAGCGGCTACTCCTGCAAGCTCTGCCGCTCCTTTGTTTAGTGTAGTTTTTACACTTCCATCAGGTTGAGTAATCAAGAACTCAGTATTTCCACCAACATCTATTGGTCTTACATTTCCTTCTCCAAAGTAATTTGTTAGTAGTTGCGCTTTACTTGTTGGATCGTAAAGAGTTTCTAATTGCCCCATTAAAGAAGTTGGTAGCTTTTCAGCTTCAATACCTTTGCTTGGTGGCAAGTTAAAACGCTCACCAATAAGCTCACGTTTTCTTGCTTGTTGCTGCTCAACAGAAGGCATGTTATACATTGGCGTAGGCATGCCCATGCCACCTCTCCCACCCATGTTCATGTAGTTAGGCGTAGGAGTAACTATTGGCGCACGAAGCTCTTCACCGATTGCTTGAATTCTTTCTAGTTCTGGCTTTTTTTCTTGCTCTAAAATATCAGAGTATTGATTTTGAAGGAAATCTTCACGTTCCTTCATTGATCTTAAATCATTTAGCAAAGAATCATATTCACTATTATTTCCAGATGCTTTTGCAGCATCAAGTTTTTGATCAATAACCTTATTGGTTTCGGTGATTTTACGAAACTCATCTTCAATATCCGCTTTATTTTGTTTTAATTCGCTCATTTGACTCCGTGTTTTTCGTAAATGTTACTTGATCCGCTAGTCGGAACTGCTACTGGCGTTGCGCTTCTTGATTTAATTTCACCTTGTTTATCTAAATACTCAGCAGGAGCATTTGCCATAGCTTGACTAAATTGTGATTGCGTAATTTCACCTTTATCTAGCTTAGATTTAAGCACTCGTTCTGATCCATAAATAAGATCATGTTGAAGATTTTTCAATCTGACTAATTCGCGCTTAAATGCTGCTGGGCTTTGGGCGTTTCTAAGGGCTGTTACAGAGGACCGCAAGACTCCCATGTCTTTATCAGACACAGAGCCAAGTGCTGCTCCAGTAGGATTATTTGCTCTCATTTCTTGAATGCCAGAAAGCGTAAGCGTAGAATTAACTCGATCAATAATATCTTTGGTTTCAGCTTGTTGAGTAGCAGGAATTTGCTCAGCAACCATGCGACCAGCTGCTCCAAGAACTCCAGGAGTCATTGACTCCGAAGCTTTCTCAAGCAAATTAAGGTCTTGCATGAGACCCATGGCTTTGTCAACTTTTGCATCTTCAGCTCTTTGTGCTTGAGCAGCTTTGCCACCAAGAGCAATAGAACGAATTGTTGTTCCATCAGCATTGGCAATTATTTCTTGTCCTTGTTGAGGCGCAAAAGGTCGTTGTTTAGTAGCGTAAAATTTACCATCTGGTAATGGTATTCCTTCAATATTTTGTCCGCTTCTTACTGCTGCATTATATTCGTCCATTGTAATTACAGTCCCAGTAGGAGCTTTGACTTCATCTGCCGCAATATATCTAGGAGTATATTGTGGCGCAGGTTGAGGTCGCGCAATGCTTGCTGGAGGCTCTCCAACTGGTGGAGCTAATTGCCCACCAGCTATTATAGCATCTATAGCAGCTGCATCTTGAGGATTTCGTGCTGGAAGAAGTGGATTTACATCGCCAGTTGGAGGCAATGAACCTGGACTACCATCTGCAATTGGAAACGGAATATTTAACGCTACATCAATAAAATCAGCAGCGGAAGTTGCTCCATCAGACCAAGCTTCTGGTGGAAGCCCTTTCCCAAAATTGCCTAAGTTAGAAATTGGAAGTTTTGTTTCAGGGTCATAATCTCTGCCATCATTACCTTTAAGAACATAGATGTCGCCTCTATCTGTTTTCTTTAATTCAGTCCCAGTAAAACCAAATGATGGGGCAATTGGCGGTGCATTTTGAGCATTTTGAATAGCCATTGCTTGATCTTTATCAAATCGACCAAAAACGTTAGGAATCATCGCCTTGCCCTCATCCAGCAATGCAGCTTTCTCAATAGGACTAAGGTTAGGGTTATTGTATGATTCTAGGAATGGATTTAGCGTTTCTTCCACTCCTTTAATCTGATACGATTTACCTAGGGTGATCGCAGCTTCAATAGACTTGGCAGACGCTTTATTGTAAGCATCAACTTTCTTCTGCTCTTTTTTAACCTCACCGTAGTTCTGAATAGCCCCTCCGATACTTTGCCCTAGCCCAGCAATTCCCTGTGCTTGCATTCTAGCGGCATCAGCAAATCCACCGAAATCTAGTTTGAATGACTCAGGGTTGATTCCTGAACCTAGCATTTGTCCTTTTCCGTAAGCTGCCATATTATTTAATTAGGTTGTAATAAACTGCTTTGAATCCGTTAATTTCCTCAACAGCTTCAGGAAACACTTCCTCAACTTCTTGAGCCATAACACCCATGTGAGTAACATCGTCTCCTTTATATTTGTAGGTATAGACTGGTAAACCAGCGTCTGTCATACCAACTTTCTTGATGTCAGTTTTTAATCTGCGATCTGACAACATAGCTAATGTGCCTGCAGCGCCAGCAGCTTGCCCAAGTGAACTCATAATCCCAGCTTGTTGCGCAGCTTTTGCCTGTGCATTTGCAGTAGCGGCGGCAAGTTGATTAGAGCGTTGCGCTGCTCCAAGGTTAAGTCCAACAGACGTATCAAACAACTGTGGTGTTCCTGCGCCAATTGCGCCAAGACCCGTGTTGATAAATTGTTGACCTTGTTGATACGACAATGGTGCATTGCTAAGCAAGCTGAGTCCTGGTTGAGTATAGAATCCTTGTGCAACATTGTAGGCGTTCTGTCCTGCTTGCGCTGCTTCAGCACGCTTGCGAGCAAATACATCCTCGCGCCCCATGACTTCAGATGCGATGGCTGCATTCCCACCTAATCTCCCAGCCGCTGCTGCCCCTTCACGGGCTGCTTGTTGGTATCCACGCTGTTCTTGTGGACTAATCATCTGAGACGCTGCTAATGCCCGTTGTGCTTCAGTATTGAATCCTTGCACTACACCAGCTTGCTCTGGAGACAACGCTTGCATTAACCCACGGGTCAATCCTGCTTGTCCAGTCATCTGACCTAGCTCTGCTTGGCGAGCGTCACCTAGTCCCATGCCAGCTTGTTGTGCTGCTTGATTGCTAAGACCAAAGATTCCTTGTTGCCCACCTGTGCCAGTCAGAAACGATTGGATGTCGCCAAGGTTTAATCCTTGAAATTGTGGTCGGAATTGTTGCTCT